CCCCTCCAATAGGATTATTAGTTGAGCGCTAATATAAATCCTGAAAGGAAAGGAGCCCGTAATATGCTAAAGGAGTATAATATGCTTAAAGCACAAAATTTTAAAAAACTCGGTTACAAGCAACACGAGATAGCGGAAAGGCTAGGTGTTACTGAACGTACAGTACGAAATTACCTAAAAGCTGAGCCATGTCAAAGGAAAAAAAGAAAATATTCCAGTAAACTTGATCCGTATCGAGATTTTATCAAATCGAAGATAGAAAATAATCCTCATTACAATTCAATACTGCTGTTTGAAAGTCTTCAAAAAATGGGCTACGAGGTATCTGTACGCGCTTTCAAAATGTGCTAAAACCACAATAATGCAATTGTAAATTCATGTAAATACAAAAAATCTGGTGTGATTATATCACACCAGATTTTTCTATTATTTCAAGTCGTAGTTACTTATTAAAAGCTCCTGAGCCTCACACCCATTATTCTTACCTACGGTATATTTCAGGCTTACTTTTTTAATATTATGATTTTTAAATACTTCTCTTATTTCTGGATGATCATTGATACTCAACAACCATTTCCCTTCAGTATTATTTAGAACTGATTCCATATATATGAAGTCTTCAATTCCTTTAAAATTATGTTTGTACACTGGTTTTTTATGGTACGGCGGATCAATATAGAAAAAAGATTCTAATCTATCATATTTCTGAATAAATTTATCCCATGATAAATTTTCAATTGTTGTATGTGAAAGTCTTAAATGAACCTCTGAGAGTTCTTCTTCAATCCGTAACAGATTGATCCGAGGAGGTCTGTCAACAGATGTTCCAAAGACTCTTCCTCTTACTTTTCCACCAAAACAAAGCCGCTGAAGATAGTAATATCTTGCTGCTTTTTGAATATCGGTTAAACCCCGTCCATCAAGTTGATCTTTCCAATCTTCAAACCATTCTCTTGATGACAATAACCATTTAAACTGTTTACAAAATTCTTCTAAATGATTTTGTAATACTCTATAGAATGCAACAAGATCACCATCAAGATCATTGATTATTTCATATTTTGATGGATCCTTTTTAAAATATACCCATCCTCCACCAAAACATACTTCACAATATGTTTTATGTTCTGGTATTATCTCAATGATTTGATTTGATAATTTACTTTTTCCACCTACATAGGCCAGCGGACTTTTTTTCATGTACTCCTCCAGTTCTTTTGTCGATATATATTTTGTGAGTAGCAGTTACTGTGATTCGCGTCCGCTGCGGATCGCCGGGAGAGGTTAGAGACTCCCGGCTACTCATTTATGCATAATTTGATATTTAGATTAGAATAATAAAAATTGTTACGTAGAAATTATATTTTCTGGGAAAACAATTGAATTCATGATCTCAAGAATTTTATTTTCTGTTTCTGCTTTTTCAATCAAAGCTTTATTGTTATAATAAATATTCCTGAAATGTTTTACTGTTTTGCTGTAGTTTTCCAAAGTATAGGGTGCGGCATATTCTATTCCAGCCAGTAGATTTAAATATTTATATTCAGGAAATAAGTCTTTTCTTTTATCAAAACATATTTGACTTAGTATAGTAGTTGCTAGGGTCGCTGTCATTTTTTTTACAATATTATTATTTTCAATTTTCTCATCATCCCCTAATTTTATACCCCCCCCCTCAACTTTTTCGGTTATAGTCATAGGGATAAACTCATTTAATTCGGAATCTACTTTGAATCCTTCGGGGATCTCTTTTATTTTTTCATCCACAATATCCTGTAGAGGCCGCAATGCTCCCTGCTCATTATAAATTCGTATGTCTTCTCCTGGTTTTCCATAATCTGCTTTTAGTACTTCATCGGCTTCCGGATAGCGATTTCTAACCTTATCAATAGGTTTGAGAGTTGCGACTACTTTAATAATAATGTTATCTTTTATAACTCTATAATACATCTTTTCCTCCTATGCTTTATGACAATAAATTATATTTCTTTTCTTTCCCATAATATTATAGTAAAACTAATAGGTCGTGTCTGGTTCCCAACCGATACAGAACCATGAGCTCCATCAGATATAACATTTCTAACTCTTGAGTTGGTATAATCTTTAACGGTCGCGGACTTACCAAGATGATCCCCTATGCTACCACTCCCGCCTTCAGTGTTATTAAACCATGTTTCATGCCAATGCCCTTGCAATTGGTGAGACTGCGGATGATTAACGCTTGCATTATATGCTGTTAAAAATGGATCAGCATCAGAACCAGAACCCTGAGCCCTAAAAAACGCTTCCTGGTAATCTACTACAACCCAATCAGTACCAAATAAGGTAATCGGATCTGGCAGGCCAGGGAATTGAATATATGGAGTGCCAATTGGATGAATAACCGCCTTGGAGACTCTGACTATTTCTTCATCAACATACTTCTTCCTCACAGCCTGATTGTCACTACTAGGATTTGAAGCAGGTAATACAGGAATTGAACCAAATGTTTTAATTCCAGCAACTGCCTGATTCCCAGTTTTCTTAACATTTTCAGCATCAAGCCCATCTGCATATGTCTTAACCGCTTTTTCTGTAGGTACAGCGGTATCAGAATTTCCCGCCATTGTACCATCAGTTGAAAATTCATTAATGGTTGCACCAGAATTTAACTTAATCGAACCATCAGCGAATTGAACTCCTTCCAATAACAAATAATCTGATTCTGCATGTTTAAGAATTTGCCCGGCATGAAGATTATCAAAAGAAGCTTCACCTCCAACATTCAGATGACAAATAGTTGTAATCTCTCCAACAACAGAAAAATGACTTTGCATAATTCCAGAAAGAGATGCAACTCCATCAGATAAATTTACACCATTAACTTGAAAAGATATATTTATCCGCAAATCATCTCCAAGTGTAACCGTTGAACCTGACCGGGAAACTTGCCTTAAAGCCAGTTCTCTGTTTGTCAGTTCCTGGCTGACCGGAATACATGTAATTTCAGCAGAATGATTCCGGCGTGTTTTATTTTCTGAACCTCCATCAGGCACATAGTTTTCAAAGTCCCATAGATGTCTGACAATAATTTTTACAGTTTGCCCATCAGGGATAAGAAAATCATTAGTAGCTGAAAGGCTAATTCTCCGACCATCATCATCACGGCCTTTGCCTGATGATATATTAACACAGCCTGGTATAGAAGATGAAAACACATCAAAACCGGAAATTATTCCAGCTGTAAAATAATCCCTTTCTCTCTGTAGTATTTCTTCACCTATACCGAACTGTTCTTCCTGAAGATCTTCCTGAAATAATTTTTTCCCATTCTCAGGGTAATTCAAACCCTGAACACCTTTGTAATCCTGATCATAATCTGGCATGTTATCCTCCTGTTACCACTGAAAATACCCACCGGGGCGGTTTTCCTGAATGATAAATTCATTGTTAGGATTATATTCATTGAGTTGTTTAATAATGTAATCCCTGTCTATATCTTCACCGGAAAGATCTGGTATAATTGCTCTCCAGGTAAACATCATATAATTACTGCTGACACATTTTGCTGTACCGAGAGGAGTCACTCCAACTGTAAAAATATCGGCCATCAGATTTTCCTGAATGATTTCAGCATCTACATTCAAATATATTCTGAATATTTTTTTATTCAAAGCTGTTGAGGGAGGAGTATAGATAAGGCTTCTCTTTATTTGCAGACGTGCTTTAAATTCATCTTTTAATTCGCCAGGCCGGGGATAAAGATGGTATTCCCGGCCAAGCCGTTTCAGTGAAGTAAAATCAGCATATTCAATAAACATTTGATTGTATATGTAATTAATTACACCACTCAATTGATCAGAAAAAAAATTGAATATAGCAGATAGCAGTTTATACCATATGCTGTCTTCACCATTTTTTCTGATAGTAAATCTGGTATTTCTCCAGAGCATTTTTATGAAATTTAGATTATACCTATTCAGCATATTCAACCTTGCTCCATGTGACAGTTCCTAATAATGGGAATTCATATTCTCCAACAGCAAAACCAGAATGTGATGCTATTGTAATAGTTTTAAGATTGTTAACATTGGAAATTAAAGCATAATCAATTTGATCATCCAGAATATCTTCACCTCTAACCAATTGCTCAAAATAAATTGAGAGCGCATCGTTCAGTTCTTCATTGGTTGGTATTGTTGATGTATAATAAACTGTGATAGCAGCATTCCAAACATGAGTTGACATATTAAAAACAACAACCTTATAAGCGCCAGAGGGATCCATTTCATCATTATTGAAATGTGCTGATATCTCATCCTTTTGATCCTGAGTAGGCATTCCGGAAGTTGTCAATAATGCAATACCTATTGTACCTCTGCCGGCATAGCGTGGTACTGCAACTGCATCTGTGACAAATGAAAATTCTTTAGTTTCTGATACGAACCATGACAAAAGACCTCTATAAATTGCATTTTTTCGGGTTACAATTCTTCCCCGGACTTCATCAATTGATTCTATGTCCCGGCCATAAGCAGCATCGGCTGTATTATAAACAATATCAATACCCGGGATGTCAGTCAGCAGTTGATTGATTGATCCAGCTGAGACATTATATCTTACACCGGCCTCAACTGATTCAATATTTATCTCAATAGTATAACAACCGTTCTCATCAGCCGGAGTGCTGGCATTGATACTTCCACCTGACAACAAAACAAACTGCTTTACCTCATCACTGTTTGACCCTTCAGTACCAACAAGTGCAAGCTGAGGAATTGGCTTTTCAGCATCCGGTAAAGTAGTTGACCCAATACGGACAGTGGCAATTGCTTTTTTAGCTTGCTTCCATGGCTCCAGTCCGTGATCAGCAAGATGCTGTATCAGGGCCTCTTTATCCGATGAGTATATAAAAATATTGTTATACACTGGAACCATCATATCAAATATAAAATCATAAATAACTCGGGAAATTGCTTCAATTATTGCTCTGATTTTACCAAGGAGGTTTAAGTTAGCAGCAAAAAGTTTTTTCAGATCATCATCATCATTAATATTGGTCAGTAATTGTGTTCTTATTTCATCATTAGTCCATGTTAGCTTCATAGTAATTCCTCTTGTAAAACAGGTATTATCAGGTTGTCATATCTTTTCCCATCAATTGCAGTGAATGATGCGTCAATTGATGTAAATTCACCAGCTACAACTTTTACTTTAATTGAACCGGATTCTATCCGGGGATCCCGTTTTAAAATATTTTTTGCTTCCTGTTTCATTTCACTAATAGTTATTTTATTTGAAATGTCAGCATTAACAAATTTGGAAACCATGTTTCCTCGCTCCGGGTGATCTGGATCATCAAGGTATGAAAAACTGAATTCATCCATGACATCCTGTACAAGACAGTCAATTCCTGATGCGGTACTGAAATCACCCGACCCGGGATTAATTACCAGATCACCAAAATCATTACATTTTATGTCATCACCTAAAAAATTCATTATGATACCTTGTTTTTCCCTGATAAAATATCATTACTAAACTGTGAGGCTGTAACACCGGCCAGTGGAGCAATTCCTCCTGCAGGACCAGGTGCAACACCAGTTCCAGCCCATGTAATAATTGTCTGTAAAATTTGATCTACATTTTGACACCATGTTTTAAGACTGTCACCCTTAACCATTTTTTCAGCTGATACCGGAGGGCTGTCTGATTCCTCTCCAATAATTGTCCCAGATGAAGAACATCTGATGCAGTCAATTCCATTAACCTTGACGGACAGGGTGTTTAGTGTATTAATAATGATATCTTTGATTTTAGAACATTTTATTATTACAGCCTGGTTCTCTGAATTTTCAGCGAATGCAACCAGGACAATTGAGTCCGTTTCAGGAATAATCAATATCTCAGTATTCCCATCAACTACGGCTTTTAATGATGCATTATAAACTGTCCGTGTATCATCATCTTCATCCGTTGTTTTAACAACCCGTGCCATTTTATCTGCAGTAGAAACTGATAGAATTTTTGCCCTGCAGACGTTTCCTTCAATGTTTTCAGTACCGGCTGCCTTTTTGATTGCATCTACAATATTATGCTTTTTCATTCAGCCTTTCTTCCCAGTGTAATTTTTTGTTTATATCCGGATCCATATGTCTTTTCTACAGAATCAACAAAATAATAGCCTTCCTTTTCAGGATGCCGTTCATCTTCAATTTTAATTTGTCCTGAATGTCTGGCTGATGGATAACCAAAGGTCTTTACATCTCCTGAAAAACCCTTATATGTAATATCTTTAAAAATTTCTTTAGCTCTTTTGATTGTTTCGGATTTGCTCAGATTATCAAAATATATCCGTTTGATTTTTTTACCGGATCCCTTTGAAGCTTTGAAAATAGTTCCTTTCCCGTCTGTAGATTCAGACACCGCAATTACTCTGTCATAGTCCGGATCTGCCTGGAATGTTAACGAATCATCAATTAAATTTAGACCATATCTGATAACAGGAATTTTATGATTATCAGCATCAGCAAATGGTGTGTTAAAAATTATTTTCTCAGCATCCATATATGCATCAAAACCACACCGCCTGGCCAGATCCTGAATAATAAAACGTTTTGATTTATTCCGGTATGCAATGTAATTAATAAAAACACCCATATTGATTTCTGATGTATCAATTTGGGATCCGGAACAAAGTTGTTTAATAATTTCCCCGGCATATATCTTTTTAAATGTCCGGGATATAATATCTTTCCTGAGCAACATGAAAAAATCTTCAGCAATAATTTTATAAGGCTGGGTCTGTGTAATTTCTCTTACAATTCCATGGAATTCCTTAACCAGTCCATATCGTTTATAACCAGCATGAATAACAACCTGATCACCCTCGGATATATCGGCCGGTTTCAGGTTTCTGTATTTGGGTAAAGAAATTTCTGCAACATCACTTATGGTCTCTCTGCTGGATTTAATAGTGATGTTATTCACAACAGGAAAATTCATGTCTTTAATCTGCAATTTATGCTCAAGAACAAACATTCCTCAGCTCCTGTGCCTTTTTAATATCACTTTGCCTTAACAGTGGTGGTATAATAATTGTTTCACCCGGTATCAGATGCTGGTAATTATTTTTTGTTGCAATCTCTGTCCAGTGATGAGTGGGGGATCCATAATAATTAAGTGCCAGGGTATACCAGGTATCGCCATCAATAACAGTATGATTCAACGGTTCTGTATTGAGATTTATAATTCTGATTTTTTTACCTGCAGGAATATCCCAGGGATCTGAACCGAGCTGATTTTGATTATAATCATATATAATCCGCCATAAATGCCAGCGGAGATAAAACATGTTGGCAATACGGTATATTGTATCATCAGAGGTTGTTATGTATTCATCCATTATTGAAAAGTGCATTAGTATTCAACCTCAAAATCATAGTCATCATCTGACACAAGATTGATTGTCATACGTTCCGTTCCTTCCTCACCTGCGGATTCAGGATGAGAAAAGTCACCCCAGACAACTCTGGATATTCCATAAATGTCTGTCTTAGGACAATTGATTGATATAGATCTTTCTTTTTCCCATTCAGTAATCAGTTTTTCGAGTTCTTCTGTAACATCATCATATGTTCTTTTGTGAATTATAGCATGAACGGTTATTTTGTAATCATCAAATCCAATCAGTTCCTTTACTGTCCCGGACATTCCCGACACAGCAGTTTTGATAATTTTTTTCCCACCTGTAATATCAACAAGAACTTCCATTGGGAATTTATAGGCTCCAAGTTTTAATGGCACCAGTTCTGGGCTGAAATATTGGAGGCTGCTTCCCTGAAATTTAAAACCAACATTAAGCATTTTCATACCTCAGGACTTCATTCATAATTGCCTCAGCAATTTTACTGGAAAGATTATCCAGATTATCAGTGGTGGATCCACCTGATAAGTTCAGCTCACCAATAAGGTTTTTTATGTTTAAAATAACACCTGCAGATGATTTATGTCCTGCACCTGTAGTTCCCGGGATTTCATCACCTGTCATTGCGTCCATTGTCTTTTTCATGTAGGGAGCGACTGCAGGTGTTTTTTTGGATTCCTGCTGGATACCTGTGTTGAATGTTCTGATAAGTGATTTGCCGGAATAAGTAAGTTTAGAAAAAGGCCCTTCTTTGGCATCTGATTGAGGAAATAAATTTCCTATAAAACCAAATACATTTTTTACATTATTTTTTAGCCAGGATGCTTTGGATGCAATCCCTTCCCATAAAGTACTTAAAATTCTGGATCCAGCATTTTTTACATAGCTCCATATGTTGCTAAAAAATCCATCCATGCTTGAAATAACAGACCCCCATAAACCTGAAAGCCACTCTCCGGTTCCAGACCAGCATCCTTTAATCCAGTCCCAAGCTGCACCAGCTTTTTCAGCAATCAAATCCCAATATTTAACAATACCATATATTGCCACTCCAAGAGCAACAATTCCGGCTATAATCCATACCAACGGACATCCCCATAAAGATGTATTCAACACCCATTGAGCAGCAGCTGCAATTTTAGAAACCCCGGCAGATGCAAGTGTCGCAACTTTGTGTGCTGACAATACAGCAGTAGCTTTTGCTAATCCACCAGCTTTAATTGCGGTGCTCCATATCCATTGCGCACCGGCTGCAATTCTGGAAGCTCCAGCAGAAGCAAGTGTCGCAACTTTATTTTTTATTAGTGCCAGGGTACTTTGCTTTGTTGCACCACCTGCAACCATCTGACTTAAAGCATATAAACCCGCTGCGCCTTTCAACATCATTATTCCACCCCCGGCAATTAAAGCCACTGATCCCAGGGCAATAGTACCACCGACCCATTTAGTCAGGGTAGGATGTTTCATAGCTATTTCATTCAACCATTTTATTCCGCCTTTCAGCAAATCAATAAATGGCCCAACTGCCGCACCCATGCCTCCGCCCAGAGTACTTTTTAAATTGTTCCATGTGTTTCCAAGCGTTTTTAATTGTGTATCAATATTATCAATATTAGCAGCTGCCATCGAATCCATGAGTTTTGTTCCTTTGGCATTTCTCAATGCATCAATATTGGTTTTTAACTTACCAGTTTTATCCCACAGATTGTTAATTAGTTTCATCGCTTCATCAGATCCAAAAGCTTTTTTCATATCAGCAGCTTCAGAAGCTTCTATTGTGTCACCATATTTCAATTTAAGTTTATCTAAAATACCAACAGTTGGTAATAATTTGCCCTTAGCATCGACAAACGACATGCCAAGTTTTTTACCTGCTTCAGCTGCTTTTGATACAAATGCTTTAAATCCTGTACCGGCTTCACCTGACTGCATAACATTTTGGAGGATTCCAAGTACATTAAATTGTTCTGCCATATCATAGCCAGCGACAGAGGCGGCACCTGACACACTTTCAATAGCTTGTTGCATTTTACCGCCATCAGTCTTATACATCTGGACAGCAAAAGATAGGGAATTTCCTATCTTTTTACCAAAATCCTCATCACTGAGATTTGAATATAACTTTTTATTTTGATTATAAATTGTACCAAAAAGACCCGCAAATTGTTTTGTATTACCTTTAGTAGCTGTTGCCGCCTTAGCTACTATCTCAGTAAATGTACCAATTGATGAATTATCTATTGTTTCAATACCGGATTTTATGTCATAAGCTGCATCAAGAAATTCATTCCTGATTACTGACATAGAACTGCTTGCATTTGCAGCAGACTCAGATATTTTAGATATTGCATCATCACCTAAATTAAGAGATTTCAGACCTGATTTAAGCACACTTGTTTCTCGGTTAGCATCAATCATGTTCATTGTGAACATTGCCATACCGGTACCAGCAGCAAGCATCCCCCCACCAATTTTTAAAGACTTAGAACTGTTTTCAAACTTCTTGACACCTCCATCGATTTCTTCCAGTTTCGATTTCAGTTCATCAGCATTCCCTGTAATTTTTTTAAAAGGCCCACTGATAAGATCAGTTAATGACAGTCTGCTGCCTAATTTATATTCACCACTCATTTTAACCGCCGAAAAGTTTCGATATCAATTCCGCCTGATTCTTTAGTTCTCTCTGCTCCAGATACAGAGCGTCAATTTTGAGCCTGATCTGGTCTGCAAATTCAAGTGAATCAAAATCAACCAATGGGAAAAATTTTCTGGCCAATACCTCTTCACCGACGCCCAGATCAAGCTCATTCTGCCGCTCAGCTACAACTTTTTTATGGTTACCTGCTGAGTAACACCTGCCGCATCTACTAACTTGTCTGCAATTGGAACAACAATTCCAGAACGCTGTTCAAGAATTTTTGAAAATTCTTGAGGTTCAGGATACAGGATACATTGCAGACAAAGAGCTGTGTTTTTATCCATATTAGCTCCCGTAGTAGCTTCAGCAATTTTTAAATGATCCGTTGTTGGAACTTTAAAAATCCCATCAAAAGGATCATCCGCAAGCTGTATCATTATAATTTCAGAATTTTCCTTTTTCCAATTTTCAATCTCGGGCTGAAGTTCAGTCAGTTCTTTGTTATCAATTCTGTAGTTAATCATAAAATTTTTTCTCCTTATTTTATAATGGTACTTCTATTGGCATGGCCAGATTCTTAAAATCAATATCTACCATGAAAGTAGTATCATCGACCTTGCGTTTATGCCCAATTTTCTCAATCTGAACCAGAGGTAAAGTTTCTTTCATTTTTTTACCATTTGGTTTTTCATGAAGTCCTACAATTGGAAACGGTGGCAGATCCAACGGATCTCCGCCAAATGGTGCGGCAGCTATCACCAGCTTTTCATACTCTTCAAGAGAAATGACCATTTTACCTGATGATTCTTTTTTACCTTTTCCATAACCAACCATTTCATTCCCTTTACCATATGAGCCTTCGACTTTTTGATTTCGGTCATAATCTATTGACTCAATACCAATCAGCGTCCGGGCCAGAATAGTTGCCTGGTAATTTTTCCATGAATAATTTTCAGTAACACCCATGCATATGCCTCCTATACAGCCTGTTTGTATCCAACATCAATGGTAATCTTTTCCAGTGTGTTGGTTTTATATAAGTGAAGCTCTCCAACAAGTTCACCCTCAGACAAATCCTGATCTGTATCAATATCAACTTCATGACCAACAATCTCAGCTTCACCTGCAATTTCCATCTCGCTGGAGATAGCCACATCAATCTCAGCTATTAGAGACTCAATGCCGGAAGTACCGCCTTCAGCAACTCCATTAACAAAAGGCATTATCTTATCATAAGCAAGCCTTCTGGCCTTATCAGCTGGTCTGAGTTCATGAATTGTCTGATAATCAGAATCTTCAGGACTCATAAGATGATCTTTCTTGATATATATGCCAGGCCACTGGTCATATTTTACTGCAAGAATTATATTAGCATCATCTATGTCAGATACAAAATCCTGCAGACCATCATTCCAGAATTCAATTTCTGTACCTGTAACAGATCTTAAATCCCGGACAAAACCAGGATGAATATTTGTTCTGATTTTAGATAAATTTGCACAAAGCATAATGGCAGCTGATTTATAATCAGTATCATCTCCATACTTGATACGTCCGCCAACCACAGCAATTTTTTTATCCTGAAAAAGGCGGCATTCATCAATCATTGTCTGAAGATAGTCATTAGTTTCACCTGTGGTTTTTTTTGGGTATTCAAGGATAAAACCGCTGATAAATATTCTGACAGACTCAAAATCAGCTTTTTTTGATGCAACTGATTCCCAGAATGACCTTTCAAATCCTCCAACAATATGGATAAATTTAAATGCTTTCTGTACAGGATCATAACCGGCTCTTGCAGCATCAATCGCTGTAAGAAATTTTGCAGCTGAAGCGGTTGGTGCAGATGTTGTAAAACTATAGGTATCGCCTGCAACGAATGTACCAGTGCCGAAAGCTACTGAAACTCCTGCTTCCAGAGTAATTGTTGTTGTTGAGGCTGGTGTTGTATATACACTGGACCAGTTAACACCTCCATCAGGTGACCATCTGTATTTTGCCGTTTCATGAGCTCCACCCAGAATAATTTCAATAATAATATTTCTGGTACCTGTAACTGTTCCTGTAGCTGTACAAACTGATGTACCGGTTCCAGTTTTAGTTACAGATCCGATTTCTCCGGCTGTATCATTATCAGGCCGGAGTGCAAAGCATTTTATACCGCCTTCATTAAAATGCCTTTTTATGGCATCAACGAGTGGGCCTTTTTCAAATTTTGCAACGGCTTCACGATAACTGTTTATTTCATAAACAGCATCTTTAGTACCTGTTTCTGCTACACCAATTTTAAGGTGGAGGCCATCAACACCGTTTTTCCCGCGGCCAAGCCCGCCATCTTTTAAATTAATCTCTACTGGACTGTTCACATAAGCCTCCTATACTGGTTTTTTCCCAGTAAATTCTTTTAGTTTTTTTACAAAAACATCTTCCGTTACAATTCCATCAGCCGGTAACTGCATAAAACATTTCAGACCCCGGGCTATAGCCCGATCAACACCGTATGCTGTACATAAAAAATCAAAATTTGATTTTTTAACAGTGTCAGCTCCACCAGCGCTTGAATCTTTCCCGTCATTTTTTGCATCTTTATTCTTCTCACTCATCAGGACATTCCTCCCTCTGTTAAATTTACGCCGGTGATTCTTGGAACAGTTATATCTTTATATATTCCATCCTCAAATTTCACCTGGCAATATGCCTTATAAACATTATCAACAATCAGACTGTGGTCATCAATCACTCCAGATGGCCCACACTCAACTCCGATCAGCCGGCCATCAGCAGCAGTAAAAGATTCATTGTTTGCAACCAGTTCAATAAACTGATTTAAAAACCCTGTGTATGTATTATCCTTTTCTATAAAATCGTAAATATCAGTTGAAAAGAAATCAACCTGGTACACGGGTATGCGATCATATAATTTTTTTGTGTTCGTTATAACTGAAGCAGTCACACTGCTACTGTCCCATGAGCCATTCTTTTTAGTTTTCCCGGGCAAATGTCTGAGTGCTGCACATGGCATTTGTTGTTTCAGTTTGCCCGGTTTTGGATATATTTCAAAAAACTTTTTATTAAGCGGATGTGCTGTTCCAGTACGAGCAGTAATATTATTCTCTATAAGCTGCTTTAAATATTTAATATGATCAGCTATCATAATATATCCTTACACATTCCGCCACATTTCTGACAAACCACTTTGCAGTTCTTCCAGATATTCTTCAATGCTTGCTTCCAGAGCAGGCTCAACATGAGGCCGTGCCGGAATTCCGGCAGGTTCATATCCATGTTCCATAGCCCGGCTTTGTGGAAAATTTGTACCTACATGAACTGTATCCCAGGCTTCTTTGTCAGTTGCAAATGAAGCAATATAATCACCTTCAGCAATAAGGATCAGGTCTGACTGACTTTTTTTTGCTTTTCTTGCCAGGGTAGCTGGTTTCAATGGTGTATGCCCCAGACTTTGGTCACGAATTCCCTTAACAATATAACCTCTTACAATTTCAGCACCCCGTTCAAGGGCATCACCCATATGTTTTTCCATGCTGTTTTGTAGCCGGGTTGCATCAAGCAATTTGTTCCAGTCACCTGATAATTCCATACCCATAGAATTACAGCCTTGACAAAAGAAGCTTAGTACAGTCATCAAAAGGATCGACATGAACAATCCTGAAATTATCGCCACCATCAATTTCTTCATCACTTATTACTCCACCAATATTTATAATATCACGTTCTTCAATTTCAACACTGATACCAATACAGACAACCGCATCGACTTCAAATTTCACACCGGAACTTGTCTGCACTTCATCTTTTGCCACTTTAACTTCACAATTGCTGAGTTTCATAAGATCATAAGTGTTATTTGTAACAGCATTCAAAAAGCCATCTGATGTGTAACTCCGGAACTGCTTTAATATGATTTCATCGTCTGCAAGAGTTTCCCATATTCGCTCAATAATTCCTGATAAATGTTTTTTCCGAATAATCATATTAAGTAATCCAAAACTGCACGTTCAGCATTCGCCAGGTGTGCTTTTATAATATTAATATGATCATCAGAATTAAATGCCTGTAATGTGATCCGAGTACCGGAAGGGAGCTGTATATCACGCTCCACTCCGGCAGACTTATCACGCCATAATTTTTCCATGACAGCAACATGCATCAGTTCCATTTCAGATTCTTTTATGCATTCAGCTCTGTCTGAATCAGCGGGGGAAGGCAAAGCAGCATCTGTGTATGCCGCTTCTCCAATCCATGACTTTAACCTCCGCCCAACCTTGACCGCTTCTTTTTCAAGAAAGCGGTCATAGGCGGTCAGGCTATTGGCATCCAGCTTTGAATCATCAATATTCAGAGCATCACCCTGCCACATGGCTTTTATGTCTGTAGAACTATTCAGCATTAAACTGCCTCAATCTCAACAGCTTCAGCTGTGATAACGAATTTTTTAATGCCTTTGTTACCGCAGGCTTTCATTACCTTCTTTGTTAAAAGTACCATCTGTGAAATTTCTTCCTCAGCAGCATCTGATTTAAAGGTTACCTGAGATACCTTTTTCCCATTCACCATTACCGGCAGAGTAATATCAGTTACTGGATCAGTATTTTCTGTTTTAGAATCTTCTGATTCTGAAGCAGTTATAGTCTCCTGAGCAGTTTTTATATTATCTACCTGATTGGATGGGACTTCCGGTTTATCAGGTTCCTGAACCGGAATTAATTCTCCGGTTTTAATTTTCTCCGCAACAAATGATGACCATTTTAAATCAAATACATGATTTATATCCGGCTTTCCATTTATCACTGGCGGGTAGATGTCCTCCCGAGTGTCCGGATCAAAAAATCCGGCTCCACGGGAAGCAATGTCCTTTTTTAGTTTAACTTTAATTTTGCTCATTTGATCACCTTTTTTTATGCAGAACCAAAATTCAGCATTAAATATTCAGCATTATAGAAGCTTCTGTAAAAAGCTTTTCCCATCCAGCAACTTCAGATACAACAGCCTCTTCAAGTTGCTTATCAATAACCTTATCAACCTCAACCAAACTGCCGCCTTTTTCAAAAACTTCATGAAGCGAAGCCTTTGTATCAAGAGCAATGATTTTGTTGCCAGGCATTGCATCACACCTTCTCGGCGCATCTGGCATGTCAGGTCCATTTTTATCTTTGTATTCAGTAAGATTTAAATAATCAACCCTCATGTCTTTACCGGATATCATCATAGACGGATCAAAATATTTAAATTCTTCAGACAGATTAACAACATCTGCATAAGAAAGAGTTCCGGCACTTGAAGCATTAATGCTGGATATGGGATTGCTGTTCCCATCACCATTGATAAGAGTTTCAACAGCAATATTAACTTTTTCGCGGGTAATGTTTCTGCCAAGAACTTTCATTGTCACACCAAAAACGTTCAAAGCCATTCTGCGGACTGCTTCATAAGTCGCTTCAATTTTATAACCAACCTTGTAAAGGGTGATTGTTTTATCTTTGAACTTAATAGTGACAGTTGGAAATTCTCCTGATTCTCCAACCCTGCGGGCAATTCCGTCAGAATCCAAGTCAACAGACGCTCCCTGGAAAACATTTCCGGGTATACCCGTGCTTGTTGCTCTGAGCTGATTAAGAATAACAAATCTTTTGCTTTCTTCCAGCATTCCAGTGCGGACAAATTTATTAATAACAGCAGGGAACAGTATTTTGTTCTCTTTGGTTTTAAAGAAATCTTCAACAAGACTTGCGCTGTCTCCTGAAATTGCCAGGTCACGAGCTGCAAGCTGTTGTTGAAGAACATCAAGCCCCTTTAATTCTGCATTCTCGGAAAATTTACCTGCCTTTTTCGCCTGCTTTTCCAGCAATTGTATAAATGACAGACCCTCTTCTTTGGCATCACTGTACATTTGCCTGGATAAATCAATTTTTTCAATTCTCATGAGTTACTCCTTACCCTATGTGGGCCCATACAATATTATTTTCTGTGTCAATAGAGAATATCCTGACCGGAACTCCCTCACCGGCATCAACACCGTTTGAAAGTGCAGTTTTAGCTATTGCTGCAACAACACCGTTTCCAGTACTGTCTCCCTCATTTAAAACAGTTATAAGCCCATTGGCTCCACTGGCCTCAATCGCTGTCTTGACCTGAGCGGCTGTTGATATAATATCTCCACTGCCATCAGTTGCAAGGCTGACTGTTATAGCTTCACCAACAACATCAACACTGAGCGCCTGAGTGTTTCCAGAAGGATCCTTTAGCTCAATTGTTATGTCATGGCCTGCCAGCCCGAGAACGTCTTTTGCAGTAAACCGGAGAGCATTGTTAGTCTCAATTACACCGGATACAAGATAAGCCCTTACGCCGGCAGATGGCAATTTAACTCCGCCATCACCATTGCCAACAAGGATTACTCTGCCAAGACCCGGTGCGGATCCGGAATATGCCAGGCCTTGAAAATTAGCCAGAGCAACAACACCGATTGCATTTCCTTTCTCAATGGTTGCAATAACTCCATCAAACTTTTCTCCATCTTCACAAAGTGCTACAGTACCATTGTCTGATACTTTAACAACCTTGCCTTCATCTTCTCCTCTGGTAAAACCAGATGCGAGATTGACTGTAGGTCTGTTTCCAATTCCATTAAATGATATGCCGAACATAGTCATCCCCCTTAATTAATACTGATAATTATCAGTGTTGATTTCTTCAATGCCGTCATCAGTTTTATCATCTGTTTTTTTAGCACTGGCCCTGGTCAACTTCGCACCGCATGAAGAACATGTAAGCGGAGCTACCTCTTCAGCTTTTTTCTGAAACTCATCTCTCAGTTGAACAGCTGATTCAACATCTGCGGATAAAATGATTTTACCCATTACTGATTCAGAAAATTTTTCATCATCAGTTTTCCCCTCAGAAATTTTAGCAAAAGACAGAGTTTCCTGTCTGATATCATTAAGATATTTATCACCATGGGCCGCATTAACTGCCATGGCCTTCAGTTTAGCCTCATATTCTTCCGGATTTACATCATCACCAAGGACACCTGCAAATATGGTCTGTAGCTTTTGATTATTTGTTTTCATCTCACCAAATAATTTTCCCAGGTCAGAAAACAGCATTGTCTTACCTGCATCATCAAGCTCAACTTCTGAGACTCCGGCATTCAGACCATAAACAGCAAGATTCAGCATACACAGTGATGCGAATGTTTTTGTTAATTTCACAGAATCACCTCCATTTTGTGATTGTTTTTGATTAACTTTTTCAGGATTTGGCCCCTTGCCTTTATTGCCTGAATCTGTTGAAAATGAATCAATTCGTTTGGCGTAAATATCTGCCCCTTGCCAGACCAGTGATATTTCACCATAAGAAATAATTTTAGTTACTATCATACGAACCAGCTGACCGCCGATCTCTTCACCCAGATGGTACCAGAAATCCTCTAATTCTGGATGAGACTTCTGATATTCAAAAAGGACATTTACAGAAACAGAATGAATCGCACCGTCCTTGATCCCATCAATGACGCGTTCATTCCATTTTTTATTCAGCTTCAGGTTAACATTTATTCCATGAGGAATATGATCAGATGTGTCCCATATACTTTTAGCTGTAACTCCAACCCATTGATCAACACTGCAATTATGATCTTTGTATACAGTCTGGCCTTTCATCATCTTAGTTGATTTTTTCAGCACACCATCCATACTGAAGTCAAGTGCCCGTTCATATATTACAAATGCTGACAACGCTCTGAATGTCGGATAGAAATATTTTTCATCTTCATCAAAATGCAAAACCGGAGCTTTGTCTGGTTCGGCTGAAAATGCAAAAGCCGATGCCAGCTTCAAGGAACCAACCGCCCGGGTCGCATCAATTGACAGGCCCTGTTTTTTCAGTTCCTCCAGCCGTGCTTTGAATTTTTCTGCTTTATTCATCATATCTCCTTATGGCACAAAAAAAGCCGATACACCTCGGAAGAATACATATTCCGTGTGTTATCGGCTGTGGTTATGGTTTTCAGGTCTCAGACCTGTCTGTTCTTATTGCTCAGACGGCTCAAATGGTGTTTAAAAATGTTTAAAAACCATTTTGGCTGCCATTATATACCTACAGGGTTTATTGCCCGAAAAGGGGCTTATATTTCCTCATTTATAATACAGTTCTTTTGCCAAATCTTTAACATGGTCAGGCAGTTTGTCTATTGGGTATTCACCCCTTGAAATTAAATCAGGATTCCACATCCATGTGTTTTTCATTTCATCATCATATTGCATAATTGAACCTGATATAAATTCACCAAGAACTTCAGCGCTTCTGATTATTTTTTTATCTATATCAATAATTTTATTAATATCATATTTCGAGTCATCATACATATGACGGAAATCAGCAATCTGCTGAGTCTCTGTATCAAATTGATTTTCAATAGAGAGAAGTCTTTCTTCCAATAATGTTATCAGATTTTTTTCACTTATATCTTTCATTTTATTTCTACCATGTGAGTGCCAGGCTTAAATCTCCTGAATTTATGGAATCTTAAAATTTTACTTTCATCATTTATCTGTAAAAAACTGCCAGTCCCGGAATCAAAGTAAATCCATTCAATTGATTCTTCTCCAAATGTATACACTTTATCATAGTTCAGCAACACTTTTTTTAATGATTTATCATAGCTTCCGGTTTTTTCAAATTCCTTTCCATGTTTGGAAGCATGATATTCTTTACTTTTCCGTGTTGTACCATCAGGCCATTCCCTGACTTTATCTTCCCACCAGCTTGTCTTAACCTGACTGTCAACTTTTGATAATAATTCATCCTTTTTTAGTTTATTGAGAATACTTGCTCTCTTTTTTGCTGTCTCATTTAATGAGTCATAATTTATATTTCCTGAAAAGGTTTCATCTGATGATGACTTATTGATTTTAATTTTTTTAGCAATAACCGTTGTTGTCCTGCACCGACCATGATAAGGAGGCATAGGGCAGTCTGTTTTATCCAGGATATCTTTTGTTGACATGTCATGATATTCTTTTGCCTGTTTTTCATTTGGCCAGGCATATTTCTCTGTCAGTTCATTCATTGGTGTTTTCAAAACTTCCCGTACATGCTCAGCCAGATATTTAACAGAAATTCTTCTGCCATTCATCACCCTGCAAATCCTTGATGTCTTTTTATCCAGTATGGCAACTACCTCAACCTCTGCAATCCCCAATCTCTCATATTTAAAAACACGACCATAATTACGGGACTTGTTTACAGCATTCCGGATACACAAGTCATAATAATTATTCACATAAGGATGTTCAAATGCTTCACCCAGTGATTCCTTCATCCGTTTAACAGTTTCTTTATCATATGCTCTGGCAGTTCCTTTCAGTTCATCTTCAACTACCTTACGCATATCATCTGAATAATGCTCAAACTGTTTTCCGAAAAAATGCTGATCATGTTTTTTAAAGAACTTTAATGCATCTTTATCAGTGACTTTCCACTTATCATCAGACCAGTCCTGACCAAGCCCCATTTTATATGCCTTGCCGGTCCAGTCTTTTATTACAGATAAAGATTCATCCGGCAGTTCATGGGACATTTTGCGGTTCATATCATTCATAATTGCCTCAGCAACATCATCAGTCTTGAAATGTGCATCAAGCCCGGATAGAACCTCATTGTATTTTACCCTGTAGATTTCAAAGAACTCAGTGCTGTAATCTTCTTCTAATTCAGCTATTCGTTTATATTCGTTATCGCTTTTTTTTTTACCCAGAGTAACTATTCTGGGCTTAATAAATTCATACTTTTCTCTTGATTTACTATAATCAAACTTCAGACGCACAAGGCCCTCTGTTTTATCATTATCTTCTGATGGTTTTTGGTATGCCTCATCATATCCAAGTTCTCGCGCTGCCTGGTCTTCATCTATTGTGCCTTTATCCAGACGTTGGTATACCATTCGCTGTTTTATTTCATCAGCTTCAACTTCCTCTTTCCTGTTAAGGGATGGGGGAGCTTTTGACTGCATACTGCAAACTGCAGGGATCCGCCTCAGTGCAAGATGCAAATTATAAGAATGCTCATTACCGCGTTTTATTATTCTCCAGATATTTTGTATCTGATTTACCAGTGTCATGTAAACCATTTCAGCATACGTTTCAGTTGTTGAATATGTATATCCAAGAATTGCCGGATCAATATCCAATCCTGAAGTCAATGCCTGGTGATTTGATTCCAGAATGTCTTTCATCTGACCGGCATTTTTTGAAACATTATTATGCTTGAATTCAGTATTTTTCCCGGTTGCAATTATGCCGTCTTTAATATTTGATTTAAATGCCTTAACATGTTTTTTTAGTGTATCCTGAGATCGTCGCCGAAATTCTGTGTCACTTTCATTAAATTCTTTTCGGAGATCAAAGGCTAAATGTACAAGGCCCATCAGTCCCCATTTATCTGTAAAATCATCTATTCCCAGCCATTGTCTTTCCTGTCTTATAATTCCCCGAAGGGCTGAGACAAATGGTGGTATAGCATAAGGATTATCCTCTTCAGTATATAAAGGCACATATGAAAATGTCTGTTCATTTAGAGGTATTTCTCTTATACCCAATTGCTGATAAGGTAAATATTTCCCATCTTCAAATTTAAATCTGATGGTAGATGTCCTTACCTGATATACTTCCTCAACTTCCTTCAAGCCAACTGACGGAACTGTCTCCTGACACAAAGCCCCTTTAACAATAATTTGTCTAAACTGCTGATTAATAAAACCATCAGCCCCTGCATTGTTGGGAAATTTGTTCCTGGCAAAATCATTCAGCTCAGACGCTGCAGCTTCAATTGCTCTTTCACCGGCTCCGGAAAATTCCAGTGTATGGCCAACATTTCCCAGACTGATAATCTTTTTAACTGTCTGAGATACATCCGGATTAAATGTTGCAAGCCATGAAAGTGTATCTATAAATTCAAATCGGAAAACAGGATAAACTTCCTTGAATTCATTACTATATGAAGTAATCGAATCAGAAAGAGTGTTTTTCTGTGCATGCCCGGGATCAGTAAAACTTACATTAATCACATCCCGCGATAATATGTTTTTGAAAAATTTACCTGTCTTCTGAATTCTGCTATCCATTAAATTTATCCATAATAGGGATCCACATCCGGAGTAAACAGGCCTCTGCCGATTTGAAATGATATAAAGGCCGAGTTCATCGCCATTCCGAAGTGATTTGCAACATTCTTTTTATATACTGTTTTTTCGTATCCATTTTTATCCAGTAGCTTCTCTTTCTCAAGGTTTTTGATCTGAGATTTAAATTTTTCATATAATTCAAGTTCATCAGGCTTCAGCATTTTTGGATTAGGAAATTCAAAAAAGCCTTCTTTCAACATATCGGCCATCTCATCAATACTGGTTGTCCGATCATGTTTAACAACAGGGATGCTGTCTTCACCGTCCTGTTCATCCTTCCTGATCAATGACTGAGCATTGAAATATTGTATTGCTCCCCATCCAGGGTATTTTTTGCATAAGTGCTTACCCAGCGGTTTATAGGGCATTGCATCTATTACAAAATAGCTCCGGTACAGTTCAATCAGTTCCTCAAATCTGGCTTTATCAGTTGCCAGTACTTCTTCAATATGAATCAGCCGTAATCTTTTTCCTGTCCAGCCCCAGGCAGTAACATGACAAATGTCTCCAACATCAATTCCCATAAATGAGCTGAATGCAGATTTTTCAAATCCGGATCTGTTTGGACTCTGAGATGCCTCAATCAGTGCATCTGTTATGGGGCACATGTCTGAATCTCTGTAGGGTATTCCTATAATTGATATATGAAAGTTTTTCTTTTCAGATGTTAATATTGCATTAGTAAATTTATCATAAATAAATTTTCCATCAATTGTACTACTAAAAAGTTGGCTTTCCTGATATCCCCTGTGATCCTTGCTTCTTGACGGATGTTTTGGAACCCATTGACATTTTTCCGGATTCAGTAATTTCTTACATCTTGTACAGCCGATCCATGCCCTGAATTTATCTCCTTTTCCTGAACTGAAAAGATTCTTAGGGAAACTCTCAACAACATTGTTCCAGCGTCCGCATGATGGACATTTCAGGAGCAAGTATCTTTGATCCGATTTTTTAAAAGATCTGTTGATTCCATAGTCCGGTTTTGATGGCTGTGAAAGTTCCATAATAAATTTAAATATTGAATGAAGCAGACGGTCTTCAGCAAAAATCATATTCTCCTGATCAGCCTCATCCAGTTCATCTTTTACAATAATATCAGCATCAATACTCTTTACTTTCCGTTTAGTCCATACTCCCCGGAAATACAGGGATGACTGCCCAATCTGTTTCAGCCCCAAATTATCAGCTTTTTCATAGCTCATCTTTGAACTAAGATATTCAGAGTTGTCAATCATCGGATTTGCCCGATCCTGAGCAAAATCTTTAACATCTTCATCTGTCGGAAAATAATAAACTGCTTTAAGTGCCTTCCTGTCCAGAAGCCAGAGTACCTTTATTAGACAGTAAGTTGATATCCCTATCTGCCCGGCCTTCTGATGTGTCTCCCTGGGTACTTCAGGCATTGTAAACAATTCTCTGAGATATTCATGTCCATCCAGAGAAAAAGGCACCAATTTTCCGCCTGCCATTAGACTTATATTTTTCATTGCCCATTCAAGAAGTCCATACTGTTTGAACAGTTTGGATCCCACCTGAGAAGCTATATCAAAAACATTAATCTCTTCCATGTTTCTTTTTACTCTGCAGGGCCCGGGCTTTGTCCTGGAATCGCTTATTTATCTCATCCCAGTGATTTGAAAGAACTTCTGAAACAGCTGGTATTTCATTCATCGCTTCAATGAACAAAGTCACCTGTTCTTCAATAGTAATTCGTTTTTTCTGATCTGTTACTTTGTCCTGGTATTTCTGTATTGCCAGGAATGAATATATAGCAGCATCTTTTGTTTTAAATGTAAGACTGCCAGCTTCAATATCTTTTAACAGGTTGTCTTTTATATCATTTGTTCTGGTGATAATATCCTTATGCTGTTTTACAACTGTTCCTTTTTCAGTTTGCTGTACAACAGCAAGATATTCACTTTTACGGTCTTCCCATGTCTGGCCTTTTATGTCCGGTATTTCAGACCATTTTTTTATTGTGCTGTGTGTAATGGATCCACATCCGGGATGTGTTTTCAGAATATCAGCAATTTGTCTGAAACTGATTCCCTGACAGTAAAGCATAAATGCTTCTGATTTTGTTATTTCTGAATATGCCATTATTTAGTTAATTCGCCGGTAGGAAGTAAATCTTTCCTTGCCTCATTTTTATAATAGTTAATTCCGGTTTCAGCCAGTAATCCAGATATGAATGTTGCTAATGCAGCATTAAACATATCTATTCTGATGATGCAGACAATCGCATAAAAAACTGCCAGCAGCCTGGACAATGAAAAGAAAAATGCACGCTTTCCGACTTTACCTTTATTGTCACACCACAGGAATTTTATTTTTGACATAAAGGTTCCATCTGGATTTTCAGAGTATACAGGTAATGACTTTGATTTTTCTTTGAGTTTTTTAGTTACATCTGCAGGGAATCTTTTTCTCATTTGTCTGCCTCTTTTTCAAATAAATCTTTGACCGGTTCAATTTTTAAATGCTGTAATATTTTGACAACATTCCGATTAAGTATTTCCAGTTTGCGTTCAGCTGTTGAATCTCCATGCTCAAGTTCAGCAATTCGGAAATCATGATTCTCCAGCTGATCATCGTGACGTTTGATTATCCTGTGTATTCGCCATATCAGACGAACCACAGCGCCAACCGCGCCGCATACTGCTATAATTATATAGATCCAGTCTTTTAGTATTTCCATAAATTTAAAATTACCCCGGCCAAACTACAGCCGGGGAATTAAGAGATTATATGACTAACCACAGCCGTTTCTCAATTATGAACTTAACAAATATTCGGGGGTTGAGTCAATAGCCGAAAGTTATTGATTGTTGTCAATTGCATGGATTATTACGGTTTATTATCATTTGCGTGGGAAAAAAAATTAAAAAAGTGAAAGCTGATCGGTCATCTGTTCTGTTCTTAGTGAACACTCGGATAAATATTTTTCTATTCCTGACTGGGGGATTTTATACCGGCCGGTATGGGTTGTATATGCCTGAAGTTTGCCATCAAGAATGTAACGTCTGACTGTGCTGGGATCACAGTCCCACATTGCAGCTACTTCTGATGGCTTGTATAAGGGGTCGTGATTTATCATGATTGAATGAATATCTAAATATAGAGCAATCGTCAAGGAATATTTTTATTAGATTATTTAAAAATATTTTGTACAAGCAAGAAAGACTGTTTTAAATTAATATCTGATAATAAAAAAATAGTTACACTAAAAATAATGAGAACACAAATCCATAAAACAATTAACCAAAATCTTTTTTCTTTAATGAATTCCACATCATCATCAAACGAGTCATTACTAAAAATAGTTTCAATATCCTTTTCATCTAAAAGATCATTATACTGAAGTTTTAAATTTCCATAATAATTTTCAAGTCTTTTCTTGTTTGAATTGATTTCCCATATGGAATAAAAAAGATATAAAATTGAGAGAAAAATAAGAGCACCAGATATATATGTAATATCTCGTGTAAAAATATTTTCAAATTTACCCGAGTTTATTGAATTTATTACAATAATTGTAATAAAAAATGTAATAAATGCAAAAATATTATTTTTAAATGAATCAGCCAAAGAATTAACAATACCATTTACTTGTTTGGATAGATCAAACAATGCTTGTGAAATTTGATTTTTTACTTCAATATATTTTACTACATTTTTTTTTAGATAAATATCATAGGATGATTTAATTGATGGTAAGACTTTTTCTTCAATTGAAAAAATATTGTTATTGTTTAAGTGAATTGTAATGATATTTCGAGCTAATCCGATCTTGTCAGTAACATGACCACCAGAAGAGTAGACCCATTTATAAATATCATAAAAAATCTGTGCTTTATCTTCTTGCAATTCATCATAAGTGATTGTATTCTCTATACAGTTATATCCATTCAGTTTAAATTCTATGGAATCATCTGTTTTTAAACTTAAAATATTGAATAAATAAGAAATACTAATAAATATTTTAGCTTTGTTAAAGAAACTACTCACTAATTTATTAGAAGTATGATTTATTAACTGAAAATCTTCTGGGATAATTGCCATAAAATCATTATTAAATGAATGACAATGTTCTTTCATTATAGATATAAGATTTTCCCGTTCATCAATTTCAATAGATTTATTTTGAACATCATTACCTGTACCATAAAAATAAATATTTTTGGAATTAAAACTTTCAATTTCATGAAAAACTTCAAATTTCAAATAAGAATATTTTTTTAAGATCTCTGAAAAATTTTTAAATAAATTAATTTTTGCTAATTTATCAAGACGCTTTATAAATATATTTAAGTCATATATGGAACAAGTGTTTCCTTTTTCTTTAGAAATTCTTATACTTACAGCTGTTGAGCTTGAGTGATCAGCCATGATGCTGTTATGATCTGAAATTTCATCAACAAAGCCAATAATGTTTGAATCACCTGTATTACTTAATGAAGCAACCTCATCGCTGTCTGCTAAAAATGACAACTCCCATGTATCTCTATCTGGTATTTGTTTTAATACAGTTTTCAATTCTAAGTTATCTATACTTTTATCTATTTGATGAACAACTGCTTCAAAAACAGTCCAAGTTTCTGTGGCAGTAATTTCAGAATCAGAAAAGATGGATAATATTTTTTCTTTTAAATTAACCATGATTATTCTTTTTTTCTTCAGGTGCTTTTGGGAATTGACTGTAACCAGAATCAGTTTGTATTCTTATACATTTGTTCCCATCAGAATCTGTAACAGCTACAATGATATTCTCCTTTACATTATCTTTTAATAATAAGTCAATATTATTTTCTAATTTATATTTCCTTCGCTTAAATGATTTAAGCTTTGAATCTATAATTTCAAAGTGTGTTTCAAACTTTGATTTTTCAGTTACTTTGGAAGGTAATTCATTAAGAGTTTTTTTCAGTTCTTCAATATTTAATTCTGAATTTTCCGGTCTGTAATCGCCAATTACATATTCGATCATTTCTTTATATTTAAAGACAGGCCTTGTCTGATAATACCCAAGTAAATTTCCATATAAATTATAATAATCATCTTTATATTTTTTTGTTTTAGAACTTATAATTTTTTTAATCATATTAAATGAATTATAAGTACTTGCTGCATCATCTGTAACTTGTATTGTTCCGCAAAAATCTCTCCACCAATATTCTGCAATATTTGTTTTCCCATGATCTCCAAGCTGGATTGAATTAATTTCAATATTGTCATCTATAATTTCGTAGTCAATAATACAAACTTTATATACTTTATGTTTGCAAGGTAGTCCTTCTTTTGTCAAATTTTCATCATCGATTATAGAGGTATATTCAACTTTCGCAGCAATAAATTTTTTAATATCTTCATTCTCTTTATTATCAATTATAGTTATAAATAATGACCCTTTTAGGATTTCAGTAAATCTATCTAACTTTTCTTGTTTATAATGCTCTATGCTTAACAATTTATTCGCCATTCGTTTTGATGCAATGTTATATTTTTCAATATAATCATTAGTATTATCAGAAGTTGCAATAGAATTATGATATTCTGTTGCAATAGTTCGAAAAAGAGTATTAAATTCGGTTGTATCCGACTCAAATTCATACAATCTTGTATCAACATCTTCAATCTTTTTTATTAAATCAACAAACCAATCTTTAAAATTTCCTGTTTCAATATTTTGAACGGCCTCCTGTACCAATTCCTTTTCGATATCAAGGTTAAAGCGTTTCAAAAAGATTTGGTCAAATATTATTGGAGTTTTGTCCTCAATTTTCTTATTCATTTTATTCTCCAGCTGTGGTTAATTGATAACTAATTTATTATCGGTTTTTTTTAAATTAAAATACATTATAGAGCTTAAATGTAAACAAAAAAATAGCTCCAAAAGCTGTTTTTTCTATCAAATTATTTAATAATCTCTTCCAGAATATTCCTCTGCTTCTCAATCCGATCCTCAATATCCTGAATCCCAATATCTTTACCATACTTCCCCAGGGTAATCAGCAATGAATCAATAATAGATTTAACTTCCCTGGGAATATCTTCATAACTTTCATAAATTAAAAGCTGCTTGTTGATGAAATCCTCTAATTCATTTTCCTTTTCCCGGAAAACATTCAGCTGGGCCAGTTTTTCAGTACCGAGTGGTTTTAGCATATGATTCTCCTGTTTTTAATGATTTTAAGAAGAACTGTATGGATTTATATGGGAATATATAGCAGGGTTGTTTTTTGGAGTCAATGTTTATTGCAAAAAAAACAGCCACTGAAGGCTGTTTTTTTAATTTAGTTTTTATGAAATAAAATTATTATTCAATAGTAATCATGGCGGAAATTGGATTCACACCCCATGAACCATTGATATCCGGATTTCGGGGACCGGATTCACATATTACATTCGGAGTCATTATATAATTTTTTGAATCACCCTGTATTTTTAAAGATACTTTAAATGATTTCAGCACATCACCATTTTGTCTTATTTTTTCAATTTTATAGAAATGTATTTTTTGGTAATACTGATTTTTTAATTTGTTAGCCAGTAGTTTCACATCCTGTCTGTTCCGCCAGGTGTCTGTAGTTTTATAGACAGCCTGCTCAAATTCACCTCTTTTAATTGCATGGAGATAATACTTTAAAATATTTTTTGCAGCTTTTGTGTTTTCATCCATATCAATATTTGAAATTGGTGATGATTCTTTTTCCTTTAATTTACTTTTTCCCTCTGTTTCATCAATACTTTTCTCTGGTTCCATTAATTTTGCAACAGCTGGTTTATCCTTGGAAGTTTGCTTTGTTTGTGGTGTTTCAAGAAAAATTAGAGAAACCGAGAAAATTAGAATAAAATAACCAAAAACCTTCCACCTGCTGGGATTTGTGTGCCATATCAAAATCTCAGGTTTCACAAAACCAACAATTGCAAAAACAACTGCTATTAGTGATAAAAATAGATACATATCATTCCTCCAAAAAATTTAATTTGCCAGTTCAACTATTCCTTATGGCACAGGACAATATAAAAAACGATAGAATAGTATGTCAAGAAGCCATTATAAAAAAATGCTTTTTTTTATCAATAAACTGTATACTATTGTGTTTTCGTAGAATTGGAGCAAGGTTTTAATGACGATACTGATAATAGATATTTCTGAAAGGAACTGATCAAGCAGTTTCCCCTTTTTGAATTTTTTTTCCGGCTGCAGCCTTCTTTTGATCTCTTTCTTTATCCACTTCATAATTAATGTGATCTTTTGTCATGTTGAGATAGTGTTCATCACTGATTTCATCAATCCCGGCAATTATGAATTTTTTTACGTCTGATAAATCTCTGAACCAGGCAGTTCTGGATATTTTTTCCACATCATCTACCTGTGGATAATTTTCAGCACCTCCATCCAGTACATCAAGGCCATTATTGTTGACATTGATTGATTTTTCATATTGGGCATGTTCTTCCTGACATGTTTTTTCTGACATATCAGATACAAACATTTCACCTTCACCCGTAAGGAGCCAATTTATATTCACATTAAAATTTTTTACTAATGCATATAGACTCTGTTCAGAAAGCCCTTTTGAACGACCTTTCAATAATTCAGTTATAGCATTTCCTGAAATACCAATTTTTTCAGCAAATTCTTTTTGATTTAACCCAGTAAACTGTATTATTTCTTTTATTCTGTGCATTTTTTCCAAAAAATCACAGTATAATGGGTTTTTTTATTGACGACCACAGTATACTGTATTATATTAGTTTAAAGCATAAGCCTTATAGCTTTTAGGCTGAAAACATACCGGAATTCCGGTTTTAATTCAACCTAACGGCTTACAACTTTCAACCTTACTAAATAGGAGCATGAAATGACAAGAAAAAATTTAAAAATTATTATGCAAATTAAAAATTTTTCACTTATTAAAATTGCTAATCAATTAAAAGTTTCAACAACCGTTGTTTATGAAGTAGTCAACGGAGCAAAATCCTCAAAACGTATCGAAGCCGCCCTTGAAGAAGCCTTCAGCCTTCCCATTGAAAAAATCCGCAAAGCATGGAACGACAAAGGCGCACCTGAAATCACACCTGAAATTAAAAAGGCTTTTAATGAACTTGGCGTATCGGTTCCGGCTTAGGGGGAGAGATTTTATTTCAACAAATTAATAAAACCACAGCAAGGAGGAAAGCCTAATGAAAAGTTTTATGAGTTGGGAAGTCGGCGGAAATAGTCTTGAAAAACATCTCGCTGACCAAAGAAAGGAAATGAACAAAGCCAGAGGCAAAGTAAAAAGACGATCAAGTTTTACAAGAGCGGAAGAACGTGATCTCCGTAGAAGTTACAACCCATATAAATGCGGGATTCAAACATGACACAAAAATATAATGAAATGAATGGTAACTGGAGACCGGGCAGAACAATCAACATGGTTAGCCATATAAAAAATGGACAAAAGATATTTATACCTGAATTTGAAAAGGAGGAATGTTATGGGACAGGCACTGAACACAAATCCACACCCCATGCTTAAAGATGGACTCTATCATAAACGGGTTGCAGGAAGTATGATCTGTGTTGGGGATGATCTGTATAGTGTTGATTCAACACTTAATGATCATCATGTTTATGTAAAAGTTGAAGGTGGTGAAATTTATCTGTGCAGTTCAACAGGTGATCAGATTTGCCGGCTGGAAAAAATCAATTCAAGTCCAACAGGTATAATGAGGGCTGTAATATGAATAAAAATCCTTCATTAACAATCCTGCATAACATGCTGCTTAATGCTGACAGGATAAAGCCCTGGGTTGCTGAAGAACTGGCAATCCAAGCTTGTATACCAGTATCATCTGCCTACAGACATTTAAAAAATTTAGCTGATGCTGAAATGATAAATCGTACCACATCAGGTTATGTACTCAATGAAATAATCCTTGAGGCAGGACCAAAAGCACAGATGGCTCTGGCTCGACTTACAACAAAGAATTTCAAGGAGAAATTGTATGGGAAATAAAGATGTAATTAAACACATGGATTTTGAGATACCTACAGAAATTATTGACGAAGAAACTGGTGAACAACTGCCGGCGGATCCTGAAAAAATAAATAAAGCCTTAATGCTGATTAGTGATGTACAGCACGATACTCTCAGAATGGCAAAAAATATAGGAATGTTTTTTGAAGAGAGACTTTACCTTTATGTAGGACTTACAAAAACAGAGGCAGCACAAAAATGTTTTGGACTACATATTGATACAATCAGAAAGTTTATCCGAATTAATCAGACATTCGGCGATCAAATTGACCAGTTTATGCATCTGGGTGTAACAAGAATGGATAAACTAACAGGTCTACCGGAAGAACAAAAACAGGAATTGCTTCAGCAACAATCAATAACTCTGGATGATGGGTCAGTAATAAGCATTAAGGATCTTAAGGAAATTAAAACATCTGATCTGGAAAAAACCCTCAAAGCTGAAAGGTTAAAAAGTTCAAGGCTGAATGTTCAGAACACAGAAATGAAAGAAGAATATGAAGCAGAAATAAACAATCTCAAAACAGAAAATCAGCATCTTAACAACCTGATAGACATCCCTGAAGATGAACAAAAGTTTCATAAAAAAATTACAAAACTAAATGAAGCCCGGCATAAAATCTATGAAGCCCAGGCAAACATTCATGCCGCATTTCTTAACATACATCAGATTCAACTGGATAATGACAATAAATCAATCGTATCTGAAGTTGAAGGCTTTATGATAGCAAACGCAAAACGTTTGCTCGACCTTGAAGCTGAGTATGGAACTCAACTGGGATACTATAAAGAATCGCTAAAAACCATGGCCGGTGAACCTGCATAGTATGGAGAAACCAATGTCAAAGATAACACCAATAGAAGCAAGATCATATTATGAAGAATATCTGAATTGCAAATCTAAATTTGAACGCGGAGAATTTATCCGGAATTTGTCAGTATCTCTGAATGTTGATAAAGCTACAATACACAGATCCTTCCAGAGATTCAAAAATGGTGAGCTTACAACTAAACGATCTGATAAAGGAAAACCCCGATTTAATGGGGTTACACAAGAACATGCAAAGCATTATGCTCAACTGGTAATTGCTGCCAAACTACAGTTGGCAACAAAAGATGAAAAGACAGGGGAAACCGGGCGGATAGTTAAAGCATTGTATAATGCCGGTCAATTGCCTTTTGTCATTCCAACTTCAACAATGAACCGCTGGCTCAATCAGTTCGGCTATTCATACAAACAAATCAAATCTTATCAGGAAAGTACTGGTGTGCGTCTGATGACCGATGCACCCAATCGCTGGTGGTTTGTGGATTCTTCTGTATCGGAATTATACTATCTTAATCGTAAAGGTCGAATTATCAGAGATGCATCCGGGATTATAACAGATAAAAATCACCGTGAAGAACGCCTTACAAAAAAAGGACTGAAAAAACTTTTGATATTTGCCGCAGTTGATCTTTATTCAGATGCCTACTGGGTCAATGGATATATTACACCTGGTGAATCAGCCACTTCATGGCTGATGTTCTTTATGGATGCATTTGCGCAGAAAGCGGATCCGAAAAATCCTTTTAGAGGAATTCCTCAAAACATTTATTCAGACAGAGGCTCAGGTCTGAAAAACCAGCAAATGACTGATATGTTTGATTCACTTGGAATTAAATTCTGGGATCATACTGCAGGTAATGCTAAAGCCAAGGGCCGTGTTGAGGCTCGTATAGGTGCATATAAAAATACAATAGAGAGATACCTGAAGTTTGAACAAATCGACAGCCTTGAGCGATACAGGGAACTGACTCAAAAGATGATAGTTGCTGATAATATAAAAAAAGGACATTATGCACGATGGATGGAGATACACCAAATCCCTGAACAGCTAAAAGAATTTGATCAATCGCTAAGATCAAAAGTTGGGCATAAGATGATTGAAAGGAAGGTCGGAGCATATGGAACTGTATCATTAGAAGGTACTGAATATTTTGTCAGCAGACGGTTAAATGGCGAATGGGTTTCAATTTACAGTTTGTTTAATGATAAGCTAAAGGCCACTGATAGGTTTGGAAATACCTATGAGCTAACAGATACAACACATCAGCAGCGGTTAATGGGAAAATATAAAGCTGAGAAAAAAACAGATTATGACAGAGAACTTGAAGACATTAGTGAAACCGGAAAAATTCTGAGACAGCAGTTGAAATCTGAACACTTCCTGGATGAAACACCTGAAAACCTTGTCATTTTTGACCGTAAAGGAAAGGACGTTGAAGTCACATCACCTTTTGATTCTGAAAAACTAACTACATCAGAATCAGCATGGTACCAGGTCTATAGATCCACAGGATATTCAAAGGCATCAATACCGTCACATATTACAGATAAGATTGATACTATATTTGATTTTATGCTGCAAACAGACGGAGAAATAAATCCAGAAAAATTTACTGAAATTCTGGAAATAATAACAGATACAATAAGGGAGGCTCAGGCGTTATGATTAACATTAAAACAAATAATTTTAACTCAGCTAAACGTTTTATCTCAGACACAATCAGCCGGCATGGCATGGGAGCTGTAATAGGTGAAAAAGGCAGTGGTAAAACTCACATCAGACGCCAGATTATCGGTGAGCTTGAAGAAAAAAAAGGGACATACAGAGTTATCTTCATAACACCCATGGCTGGTGAAGTTAAATGTATTACACAAATCATGAGTGCGATGATTGAAGACATTTCAGGAGAAAATCCCAGACGAGACACAGAATCCAGAAGGCGGCAGCTTCGGCGAATCCTTGGAGAGACAAGTCATGATGTTATCCTGGCAATTGATGAAGCACAGGATCTTCATAAGTCAACTATCCGGGGACTTAAAAAAATACATGAACTCGGTTTCGGGATGAGAGACCGTTTATTCAGTATTATTCTCATGGGTCAAAACAGTCTTAAGGACAAAATATCAGATGATGAACTCCGCCCACGAATTAAACGTATGCAAATGAAAGACCTTACAATGAAAGAGAAAGAATTGTTTATTGAAAAGTCTTCAGTATTCTCAGACAAGGCTCTGCAAATCTTTTTAAAAAGAACCAGAAAAACCCCTCTCTCAGTAATATCAGCATTTGATGATGTCTATATGATAATGGATGATCTGAATGTTAAAAAAATTACAGAACAGATTGTCCAGGATTACTTTTCTGTTGATAGACGCGAGGCCCTTTTGTCACTCAACAAATCATTCAGAGAAATGGCCAGAGAGATTGAAGAAGTGACTGGAACCAAAGTGTCAGCTACTGCTTTAAACCAGCACTCAAAAGGGCTGTATAGAGGAAAGACAGACAGACTTGATGAAATAATAGATGAATTTTTACAGAAAACAGGGGAATCAAGGAAGATTGCCAATGCATAAAAAACCGGCTGCAGGCACGCAAACCGGTATTTAAAAAGTAACATTGAAGTTACTATAATATAATTCCAGGAGGGAAAAAATGTCAAGAACAAAACCAGTCATTAAAAAAATTGAGGATCTTGATCAGGCTAACGAGGCACTTAAGGAAATTGCTTTATGTGAATTAAAGCTGAAAGAGATCGATGCTGATGCCTTAAAAAAAATTACAAGGATTAAAGAGGAAGCGGAAAGAATCGGTAAAGATGATCGTGAAACAATAGCTGCTTTAGGGAATGCCCTGGCGGTTTTTGGAGAGTATGAAAAAACCGACCTTTTCAAAAAGAAAAGAACACTCTCTCTTACATTTGGTGATATTGGCTTCAGAAAAAGTTCAAAAATTTCAGTAAAGAAGACCACAATTGATTTACTGAAAAAATTTAAATTCAATGAAGCGATAAGAACCAAAGAGACTATTGACAAGGATGAATTGAAGAAATGGCCGAAAGAAAAACTTACTCAGGTCGGCGCAAAACTTAAAGAGGAAGACACATTCTTCTATGAAACCAAGAAAGACAAACTTAATGAAGAGATGGTAAGAACAGCATGATTTCTGCTGAAAACAGACGCCGTATTTTTTACTATGTCAATAAACTGGGACTGGATGATTCTACAAGGCGAGCCATCCAGTTCTCAGTGACTGGCAAAGAGTCTCTTACGGAAATCAATAATTTTGAAGCAGATATGATTATAAAAACTTTAAAATCTGAGCTGTTTAAAATTCGAAAAAATATACAAAAAACAGCAGGCCCAGGAAGAAAGATGACAGCTGAAGAAAGCCTGAAGCCGGGTAAACATATAAATAAAATCCCACATGCTGACAATGTATATTCTTTAATTACACCAGAGCAAATTGGAAAAATTAAAGCAATGTCTCTGCAAATATATGGAAAATATGATGAACTAAATATGGATCGTTTCTGTCAGAGACAATTCAAAAAAAAATTTAGAAGGCTCAGGTCTGACGAAGCTATCAAATTAATCGAAATTCAAAAAACCATGCTTAGAAGAAAAATAGCAAAGGAGAAAAAGAATGACACCATACATACGAGGTGACCAAGGCCCTGAAATTGAAATGCTGCAGATTTTATTAGCTGGTTTTCGCGGTACCGTCTGGGATGGTGACTTCGGCCCAGGCACAGAACTGCAGGTTGTAACATTTCAAAGAGATTATATGCAGATTAAACCCACAGGTATTGTTGACGCATTAACTCTAAAAGCCCTGGAATCGTTTCAAAAAGATTATCCGGTAAATATGAACAAATTATTATGCCCCTGTGGAGAATGTAATGGATTTGGCAACCAGTTACATTTTGGAGATTACAGGGAAGGTAAACCTCAAATTGAAAGATATTATATGTTTGAGTATCCTGGAATCCATCGCGCAATTATTGAAACATACAGAGCTGCTGTTTTTTATATCACAAAGTCAGGAATAAAAGAACCTAAACTGTCCTGTGGATATAGATGCCATGCAAACAATGTTAAAAAGGAAAGAGAATCTACAAATCATATGGGTAAAGCAATTGATTGTGATGTACCATTAAGCCACGATGAAGACAAAAGAGATGATTTTAACCGATGTGAATCTATTCGGAATATACTGGTTGAAAAATGTAATTTCCAAATTGGATGGGGATCAAAAAATATGAAGTCTTTAGAGCCCGGGACGATTGCACCTACATGGCTACACATGGATGTAAGACGCTATTCACAGCACTACTTGGCAGACAGATTTTTTGTAAAGGCAATATAATGACTGATAAAATTGAAAAGAAGATTCCTACAGAAATTTATTCAAGAGTAGTTGGTTATTTCAGACCAGTAAGCCAATGGAACAAAGGAAAAAAATCTGAATTTGTCGATAGGAAGCATTACAAATTACCAAAATTAGAAAATGACCACAGGAGGAAAATATAATGATTTTTAGATTATCAGGTGGAAACAACAGAGAATCAAAGTTAAATCCTTTTAGTGTAATAATGAAAAAAATAACTAAACAGTATAACTTTAATACTGAATTTACAATAGAAGCAATCAGAGAATCATGGCCGGCACTTGTAGATTCATTAGCAGCTAATTCCAGACCGGAAGAAATAAAAAATGAAATTCTAATGCTTTCATCAACACACCCGGCGATCAGCAATGAAATAATAATGCTGAAGTCAACAATCATTGCCAGGTTAAATGAGAAGTTTGGTGTCAAAATTAAAGATATAAGAATAGCATCCAGGAGGTCATCACATGCCAAATAATGAACTGGAAATAATTATAAAAAAAATTAAAAAGCTGCTCGCTTTATCTCAAAGTCCAAATAAGTCAGAGGCAACACTTGCTTCACTAAAAGCGAATGAATTACTAATTAAATATAATCTTAAACATGATGATGTCAAAGAAGATGAATCAAAAATAATGTCCATCAATGTTTCTTCAGGAAAACGGGAAAAACCATGGAGAATAATTCTTATAAATGCAGTTGCAGATGTTAATTTTTGTAAATTCTTACTTGTTGGCACCCTTGATGGATACCGATTTGACTTAATAGGCAAACATCATAATGTAATTATAGCAAAATCAATATACGAATATCTTGAAAAAACTATTACCCGGTTATCTCTAAAAAAAATCCGTAAAAATGCTAAATTAAAATATAGAGAAAGTTTCAAATATGGAATGGCGACAGAAATTGGTATGCGTTTAATGATTCAAAAAAAGGATCAAATGAACCAAAACAATGATGATTCAGAAAAAGCATTAATTGTATCAGCATATCATAATGCTCAGCGGGATATTGATAAATTTTTGAGCAATTTTAACATTAAAAATGGAGCCGCAAATCAAAAAAATCTCAAAAAAGATGCCTTTAATTCAGGTATAGAAGCCGGAAAAAATGTTGGTCTTGATAAACAGGTAACATCAAACAACTTAAGACTGAGGTAGTAATTACAGGAGTAAAAATAAATGAAACCTATTAAATGTATTCGCTGTAATAAAAATTTAAAAAATTTTGAATCCCGTAGAATCGGATATGGAAAAACTTGCTTAAAAAGATTGGCTGAGGAAGATAAAAATAATCAACTTTTTCTATTTGAGAAAACAACCAAGGAGCAATATAAAAATGATTAATAGATACGATCTTGCAGAATTAGACTATGGCATAACAATGGGTATTAACGCCTTGATAACAGCTTTAGGGATGCATGCAGAGAATCAAAAAAGATTAAGTAATGATGAAAGTCCGGCTTATACAGAAGATGATTTTAATAAACTTATTGAAGAAAAAGGCATACATCATAATGCAGTGATATCCCGTTGGTTCCCTACTTAATTATAATACTAACCACAGCTCCAATAAATTTAAAGGAGCTACTTATGAAAAAAATTATGATCTCATTAACAACAGGAATTCTTCTCGGTTCAGCAGTAACATTCTTCATCTTAAAACATGATCCAATTGATGAAAAACAAATTAAAACAACCCAGATCTCTGGGGAAAAAATCACTCACTCCAATTGGTCAACAAAAGGTAATATCATAAAATTTCGGACAGCCTCTGAAGGTAAAGGTGAAATTGAAACAGAGATCCCAAAGCATTTAATTCCTGAAGCAAATGCCTGGATAAACAACATTCATTCAATTGGTCCAACAGCTTCAATTAATTATCATCAAAGAGAATTTTATCCTTTAATTGGCCTTGAATATCAACGCCGCTGGAAAAGTATTTCAGCTTCACTGGGAGCTGCTGGCTGGAAAAATGCAGCCCAATTTTCAGGATCAATTAAATATATATTTCCATGGAAGTAAGAGAAAAAAACATCTGCGGATTTTTAAGAACCTCATACAAAATTAACCATTTCAAGGGGGGTATTCGTTGATTTTTCAGTCAAATATTACAGGCGCGCGCGAAAAAATAAGAGTATTCCGCCGCCTGAAATTTAAAAAATCCTTGCCAAAATATGCCAAATCATTCTTAATATATAAGAATTTAAGGCCTTTTCCCGCATAATTCCGGCGCTTTTTGGAAGATTTCAATTGCATTTAATATGGTTATTAGTTAGTTAGTAATGTGGGGGCTAATAACGAGGGCAAAATCTCGATATTAAGAGATTTTGTTTCACAGATCCGAAAAAAAATCATAACAGAAGCTGTAATTAGA